AGTGACTGAGGAGCAGGTATTTCAGCCGGAAAGAAGGAACTTAGGCAGGGCATTGAATGTATTGTTCCTTGAGCCGTTAGGGTTTAAACATGTTCGATTGACTGTAAAAGGAGCGGATTTCCATGACCCGGTTGAAATATCAAAGGTTCTTACTCCGTTTATTCAAGCCGGAGCAGTTGCGCCTAATGATTTAAGAGAATTATTAGGGCAGGTGTTGGGTAGAAAAGTGGATCCGTTCCCAGAAGAATACAATGTACCTTTACAGGTGGTGTTAAGGTCACTGGGTACAGACGACGATCCATTAAGCGGATTGTTTAGTATTCAGAAATCAAAAGAAAGGCAAACGGATCTGATCAACCTGCTCAAAGATATTAGGGATGTATTAGAGGTCGGTCAAAATGAGTAAAGTCGATAAGCTTTTAAAGAATATCCGCACTTTCATTCAGAAGGCCCAGGAAGATGAAGAGCCACTCGAAGATAAAGTTGCCGACTTCCCAGGACTGGAAAAGATACCAGAAATAATTGAGGACTACGAAACAGCCGTTGCGAGATGTTTGCGTAACCAACGTAGGCATTTTGTGGATGGGTTTAAGGGGTTTATATCTAAAGACGATAAAATCACTCTAGAGGCGTTTATTCGCTTTTTACAGACAGACCTATTTGCAGAGGATGAATTTGCGGAAGAATTTGGAGAAGAAACTGCAGAATTCCTTCAAATGACAATCGAAGAACTGACAAGTGTCATTATGGAGTCCATTGACAGAGATGTATCATTCGAAGTTCTCTCAGGACGAACCACTCAATGGATTAGAGATTGGTCTGAGAGCCTAGCAGACTTGATGAAGCTGAAAACCCACACTGCATTGGAAAATACTCTTGTTGAAGCGTTGGAAAATGGCGAATCCATAGCGGATGTCGAACTGAAAATGAAAGATATGCCTGAATTCAACCGGAATAGAGCAAGGGCAACAGCCAGAACAGAAATCTTAACCGCGTCCAGTCGTGCGAATTGGGAAGCCTTCAAACAAAGTCCTGCAGTCGCTCAAAAGCAGTGGAAACACAGTGGGAGCAAGAAAAACAACCCAAGAGAAACGCATGTTGAAATGGACGGAGTAACCATTGACGTTGATGATTACTTCCTTGTTGATGGAGAAGAGGGTTTATACCCGAGAGACCCGTCTTTTTCTGCAAAGAACAGAGTTAATTGCGGTTGTACTATGGGCCCGGTAGTGGATGAATACATCTTAGGGATGTCCAAGGAAGAAAAAGAAGCAATAAGGCAGCAAGTGTTAGATGAATTATCAAGCTAGGAGGTCGAATGTGACGGATCCGATTGTTTTAATCTTAGATATGGGCATAGTTACTATCCTGTCGGTGTTAGCCCTAGTTGCTATCACCATTTCAGCTATTGTTCAAATAAAGAATGAACTGGATAAAAAGAAGGCTATCAAGAAATTAGAGCAAGAATGGGATGAGTTTAAAGAAGAGTATTTGAAAGGGGGTGATAAATAATGCCACGCGAATTAGTTAATGCAAATATCACTCACGTTTCCTACGTTGATAAGGCAGCAAACCAAAAACAATTCTTCTTCACTAAGTCGGCTGATAGTCCTAACTTTGAAAAAGAGGTCAAGATTTTCATTAACAAAGAGGATGAAGAACAGCAATTAGTGTATGGAGTTGTTTATGAGCCAGAAATTGAAGATGCTCACGGAGACTTCATGACGGCTCCTGAAATCGAGAAGGCAGCGCACGGTTTTATGAAAGACGCTCGAAACATCGACAAACAACATGACTTCAATTCAGGAGTTGGCGAAGTTGTTGAATCATACATTGCTCCAGTTGATATGACGATTGGAGAGGAAACAATAACAAAGGGATCCTGGGTGCTGGTCACCAAGGCAACCGAAGAAGTGTGGGAAGAAATCAAAAAAGGTGAGATTACTGGCTATTCCATGGCTGGTACAGCAGAAACAATCGAAAAACAAGAAAAGGAAAAGCCTGTTTCTAAGTCGGAAGAAGACGAGGAATTCAAGGGCTTTTTTAATGTTTTAAAGAACTTCTTCACTGGCAAGACAAGTATCGAAAAAGGTGAGCTCCGAGACAATTATGAACGCAATCAAAAGCGTCGTAATTTATGGGCTGCATGGGATGGGTTAGATGACATCTATTACAGTTCATTATGGGATAATATGACACCCGATGTTACCGACTTCCAGAGATTAAAAGAAGGTGTTCAAGAGTTCTTGGAGATTCTTCAAGAGATTGAGGATAACGGAGACATCGAAAAGGCTCTTGAAAGCAAACCAATTCAGAAAAACAAAGGAGATGAAGAGATGAAAAAAGAGGATATCGAAAAGCTTCTTGACGAGAAATTGAATCCAATTACCAAGAAATTGGACGAACTCGAAAAAGAAGAAAACCAAGAAGGCAATGAAGACCAGGAAGAAGATGTAATGAAACAGTTTGCTGCAGTCCTGGATGAAAAGTTAAGTCCTATTAACAAACGTCTTGAAACAGTTGAAAAAGCGAGAGGAATCTCGAAACAAGTTGATCAAGATGACGCTCAAACACAACAAACGGAAGTCCAAAAAGGCTATATGCGCCTATTTAATTAATAAAGGGGGAAAATTAAATGCCAACTAATCAAGAAATCATGAACAAAGACTCAGCAGTGGCAACAATTAAGAAGAACTTAGATATTCCTATGGCAAGGAGCGATGCGGAAGCGTTCTTAGTTGATACCATCAACAACGCAACTACTCTTCCAAGATTAGCGCCTCTTTACCGTGATGTTCCAGCAGGTAATATCGACGCATTAAGTGTAGGTCGTCGTAAGTTACGTCAAGCAGGGAAGAATGATGAACCAACAGGAACTGGGTCCATCGATAACCGTCAAATTCCTTATGCAGTGCGTAAAGTTAAGTGGGATGAATGGTTGCAGAATGACGATGTATTCTATTCTGTTTCTGCTCGTGGTGATAACGTCGAGACAAAAGCTATCGGTATGATCCAACAACAATTCGGTGTGGATTTACAAGACCTTATCTTTAATGGTGATACAGAGGCTAAATTAGAAGACGGAACAACAGCGGATCCATTCTTGAGCATTCTTGACGGGTTCATTAAAAAAATGAAGCAGTCTTCTAACAAAACAGATCTTGCTACAAACGAACCGACTATTTTAGATTTTGTTAATCATATCCAAGTGCTTCCAGAACGATTCAAAAGCTTCACGGATATTGCTTGGTTTATTACTCAAAAAACCAACGATAAACTTGTAGCATTAGTTTCTGAGCGCCAAACTGGATACGGTGACGCGGTATTGCAAGACGGGAAAATCACTCGTTTAGCTGGATATCCTGTTGAAGTTGTAGCGGAAATGCAAGGCGGTTTCGCTGCATTAACTCCAAGAAGCAACTTGAAGCCTGTTTTTACTCGTAACCTACGCTATATCCGTACAGCGGATGGTGCAACAGCTGCAGCAAAGGACGCTACTTACCATGTTCTATACGCTTACCTAGATGCAGTCGTTCGTGAAGTGGAAGCAGTAGCTTATATGACTGGAGATAAACTATAAAAAGGAGGTCATCTGATTGCCTAAAATTCAATACAAAGCAGAAAAAGGTGTCCTTCATATCGGTGGAGGGCGCTTTTTCTATGCGAATGAGCCAGTAGAGGTAAGTGAGGAAGAAAAGAGCAAGCTTTTAGAAACGTATCCTGATTTAGTAGAGGCGGAGCCAGAACAAGTGGTTCCTCCTACTAATGACGGGAAAGAAGAACCTGGAAAAACGTACACAAAGGCAGAAATTAAAAAGCTGAATGCCGATGAGCAACGCGATTTAATTACTGACCTTGGCGGTAATCCAGAGGACACGAACAACGAAGAGGAACGAATCGCTCTTGTATTGGCGCTTCAAGAAGAACAAACAGAGGAGTGATAGGTTATGTCTATTACCCCTCAAGAGTTGAAAGATTACTCGGAGTTCCCGACAGTCAAAGAGAGGGATGACAAGAAACTCGAATTCGACATCTTGGAAGCTGAAACATACGTTGAAAAGGAGTTAGGTAAAGCCATTACTGAATTTACTCCATTGCCAAAGAAGTTAAAACTAGCTTTATTAAAGGTTGGACAATTCTTTGCCCTGGTTAATAGTGATGAGTCAATGGTCAAGGGCTTCAAATCAGAAAAGATAGGGGATTACTCCTATACACTATCTGATGGAACGTCTATGACTATGCCTAACATTGATAATCTGATCAGCGAGTATATTGCTGCCGAAGATGGTCCAAGCGATAAGAATGTATTTTTAAGGATGAGACCAATATGAGCTATGAGAACCTTTTAACTGATAGATGTGACATATACCACCTACAATCCCGAAATAAGCAGGATTCAAAGAGTTTTGGCGTTCC